AACTTCTTGATTTAAAGCCAAGATGAATATCACTATTATTGCAAACCGTGCAGTGTTTTTTCTTAACTATTTGTTCTTGAAATAATTGATCTTTAGGATATTCACCTAAGTGTTTTTTATACTCTTTTGAATACCCCAGATTTCGTTTTGTTTCAGATAAGTATTTCTTAAATGTCTTTGGATGCCAAGTGTGTTGTATTGTCAACCTTTCTGTTGATCCACATTTTTCGCAACATTGTTTTATTTTATTTTTTCTATTTTTTTTCCAAAGTTCAGTCTTCCAAGGCTTAAATGGTTTTTTTCTCATCTCTTTATTTCTAATCCAAAATGTACGAACTTTTATATTTCCAGATAGAAAATCATTTATATTTTCAAAGATATCTTTTTCATTCTTCATCTTACCTCCACTCCTGATGTATCGCCCAAGATCCTAAGATCGGCATAACGATAAATACAAGGGCAAAAACTGCCCACAAATATGTGTAATCCATTTTTTCCTCCGAATATAATATTAATATAACACGTTCTCATTATTTGTCAAATAAAAAGATAAAAAAAACCCCCGATGGATTATCGGGGGCCAACATAGGAGAACTTACATGTTGTTATTCTTCATCTTCACCTTCTAGTTTGATATTTGAATTGCCTGTATCAAACTGTTCGATCAATTCATAGTCCATCATCTTGATGACCATTTCTCTAAACTTTTTATCTTCAAGCTTTCCTTTCCAGTCTTTTTGTCGGAACTTATGCTCCTTGCCCTTTGGGCCTTTAAGGTAACACCAACCTCCCCCAACTCGATAGGAGGATGACTGTTTGATGACTTCAAGCCAAGACTCTTCGTCCATTACGCCTATTCCGTCACCCCAAAGTATCTGAAAGCCACACATTCGATCTTGCGTTCCAAAGCGCGACTTCTTCAACTTTGCCTTTACTTCTGAGCCTATTCTCCGTCCACTTTCGTCAAAGACAAATGACTTTTTGGACTTTCTGGAGGTAAGCCAGATCCGAAGAGAAGACATATATTCTATGGCCTTTCCTCCGGGTGCGAACCAAGGTGTTGTCAATGCTTCCGCAATATTGTTTGTAATATTCGTTTTGAGTTGGTTTACAAGCAACAGGGCGCATTGTTGGTTTGCCAGAGGCAGTGTAAGTTTCCTAAAACCTTTTCCAAGTATCCTTGGTTTCATGGCCATGGTCGCTTGTGGGTTAAAGTTCCCTTCAATGTCTTTTTCACAGGCAGTAGCCGCTATTGAGTCCCAGATGAATAAAAACCTTTGTTCAGGGTAATCATTCATTAGGTCTTCGATTGTTCCTAACACCTTTTCAACTGTAATCGCCTGAGCGTACATCCAGTTGTTATCCAAGTCTATTCCAGACTCTTCAAGGAACATCGGGTCAATAGCAGACTCTGAGTCGAAATACACTACGAAAAGGTCTCTCTTCTGAGCGTTTGCCGCTATCTGTACTGCCATATAAGACTTACCAACAGAGGATTGACCAGCCAATTCGGTGATCTTTCCAACTGGTATTCCTGCCATTTTACCTTTGCAGATAATGGAGTCTAACCAGCGAGAGCCTGTTGGTATCCAGTCAATTACTTGAGTTGGATTTTTCTCTCTTAAATCAAAGGCCGCTTCAAGACCCATTGACTTATTAATTTTTCTTTTCATTTCTTTGATGTTAATTTTTCCAGCTTTCATTTGTATAAGTTCTCCCATATTGTTCTCTTTTCCTTGTTGTTATGGTATGAGGCATCTGATAACCGTTTGCCTCCCTGTCGGATGGAAAGGTTATTCAACCTCTTCCTCGGCAGTTTCTTCTTCTGGAACTACCTCCTCTTCTGGTGTTACCTCTTCCGACAATTCGGCAGAGTCTTCTTTATCTCCGCATCCAAACATGAGTGCTGAGAATAATATAAAATTCTTTTTCATTTTGTCTCCTTTATAATGAGAAAGGTGCCCTCCTTTATAGCCGGAGGGCGAGGCTTGGCTCCGTTATCCCATTAACTTTTCGAAAGCATCATTGACTGCGTCAGTCCCATACTTTGCTGTTTCGGATGAACGACCTTCGGAGGTGGTCTCGTTCGATAAGAACTCATCCAGAATAGCTTGAACTTCATCGGAGGATTTGCGTTCAAACAAGCCCGATACATCGGGCACAGAGTCAAGTAGAGCTTCGCAATCTGCGACATCATCATCACACAAAACCGATGGTCGTCTACGAGGCTTAAGAATGGTCTTTGGAAAAGAGCCGGGTGTGCCGGGGACGTTATAGTTAAGAACTATATCGGTACCGACCTCGGAGTCTGTAATATCACCATAATCTGGGTCTAGAACAAGTCCGAGAAGAGTTTCATATGCCATCTTGCCATAAGACCAGACTCGCACTCCATCAGCTTCTTCCCCTCGAACCAATATCGGAGAAAAGTAGCGTTTACGAACAAACAATTTCTTTGCTTCTCGTTTGGCAGTATCGTCGTTATTTTGTACTCCATCTCTCCAAAGTTGAGAGGCAAAGTTGCAAATAGGACAATCTTCTCCGTGGTTTGCTTTAGGGCAGAGGATTCCGGGATTCTTCCCTACATTGTAGTGAAAATGATACTCTTTAAATGGATCCCCATCTTTTGTGGGTAAAATACGAATAGTTTGATCGCCCTCACTTGGACGCCATTTCGTATTGTTTCTTGACGCTTTCACGCCGTTCTTACTTGCGTTTAATTTAGCTCGCATTGCTTCTAAGTTTATAGCCATGTTTTCTCCTTTGTTAATTTTAGATGACTTATTTGTCTAAGGCAGAGAGCTAAATATCGCTCCCAACCAGTTTGCTTCTATTTGAGGCCTCAATAAGAAGATAAAGGCACCGAGTTTTTTTACGAACGTTGGTTATCTCGGCCAACAACTAAGAATACAAATTATTAAGTATTAAGTTTTTTTTATATTTATGAATGTTACGCTAGTGTTACTATCCGTTGATAGTTACTTCTTGTCTCGTATGAGTTGGTGCTGTAACTACGGTGTCATGGTTAAAGACTCTCCAGCCATTTTGATCAAGATCGAAGACTACTTCGTGCTTTGAGTCAAGGTATTGAGGCTTTTGGCCAGATCCTCGAAGGGATTGAGGGACCGCATTTTCCTTAATAAAACGCATTGAACGAGTTGTGCCGTCGCGTTTTACGAAGCTACCGCTATAGACGTTAGCATTGATTGTGATTGTATTATTAGACATATTTCCTCCTCAGGTGTTAGTTGTCAATTTTGTTAGAGAGTTGATGTTTCGGTTGACCTCCCAGAACAACCATCGTGTTATTAATATAACATGTTTTAACATTTTGTCAAGTATTTTTTTTATTTTTTTTATCAGCGATGTGAGAGCGACCTTAATAAAGGTTTTTGTTTTATTGTATTTATATTATAACATACTTTCATAAGTTTGTCAAATTATTTTTTTACTTTTTTTCGAGTGTCTATTTGGAACGTCGAATTTTGGAAACAAATCAGATTTATACTTGTTAACACTGAATGACTTGGTTGGGATCTTTGAATAGTTTGAGATATGATAGTAGTGGGTTTTTCCCTCTCTATTAACTCCAACTAACCACTCAATGCCATGTTGTGCATAATCTATTGAGTTTCTTGTTTTTCCATTATGACTGACTCTTTCACCGGAGCGGTCAATGACTTTTGAGATAGAATTTCCAGACATTGTTTTGACTTGAACTCTCTCAAACCTTCCATTTCCCCGATCAACTACTAAGTCATAAATTGAATCTCTGGAACTAGGTTCTAGAATGATCCAGCCCTTATCAATAAGGTCGAGTTTAACTATCGTCTGGTTTTTATCACCAGAACGGTTTGATGTGTCTCTATATGCCATTGTGTCTCCGATATTTATATTATAACATACTTTGGTATATTTGTCAAATTATTTTTTTATTTTTTTTTATAATCTTATTACTTTTGGTTCCTTGCGAAAACCAAATGTTATAAGAATTCCCACGGGGTCCATGGAATAACCATAACATGCTTCTATTGAAATAGAGAATGATCTCTTTTTCTTATAAAGCTCTACTTGTGGTCCAAAAGCCAAAGGATAAAGTCTAAGACCCATGCCTATTCGAGACTTATCAAGTTGAACACCAGTTACTGCTTTTACAGTCAGTATCGTTGGAAATGCAACTCCATATTGAAATTCCGAGAATGCTTTTCCGTCGG